ATGTCCCCACACTTGAGGCATGTGTCATAGCCCAGATGGGCTCGTCGGGCTGGATACGTCTCGTCGCATACGGTGCAGTGATATTCGTGGATGACTCGTCTACCTGTGCTCATGATCAATCCTTTCGTCGTTTGGTTTGAGACGCGCTGTCTCAAAACAGGTGGTAATCACCAAACATAAAAGTTTTAATAGAAAGTATGTGCGGCGGGTCGCACACCCGCCAGCAGCATATGACCAAGACGCGGGCTGGTTACTCAGCCAAGCGGTTGGTCAAAACATATTCACAATGTCAAACAGCTAAAGTCGCAGGAATTTGATTCCGGTTTGAGACAGGCTGTCTCAAAACAATAATGGGCATGTCACATGCAGCATTACGACTTATCCCTAAAGGTAGCACTATAAAGGGTTGAATGTCAAGCCCTATTTTTGAAGGGGTAGGCGCTGATGGGCTATCAAATTACCACGAGTTTATAGGATGGTTGTGTGGTGTAGGCGGATTATATGCGGAATAGGCGACTTATATTCCTAATAGTCAAAAATTGGATTTGTGTAAGTTATTGTAATCGGCCCAAATAGACAGGTAGTCAACTTTCAAACTAGTATGAACGATTTTTACTGGGAAACGCGTTATATTTTCGTGATGTTAATGGTTGATGTTATGCGCCCTTGGCGCAAACAAAAACAAAAACTCTTGTTTATATTTATTTTTATATGGATATTCTGACTACCTGTCTATTTCGGCCAATATCAATAAGTTCTGGTATGTCAACATAGGCAACTGGTCTAAAAGCACCGCCTTTTGGTGGACTAAAGCTGTCTATTTCAAATAAAAACAACGACATGGCATTTGCGCGCACCTATCACCTATTAAAGTCATGATAATTTACACCTATTAAAACTTTAGCAGTTTGAGACAGGCCGTCTCAAATTGGCCCCCGTTACGCGGACTACTATGCCGTCTACTGTGCCGCGATTGAATGTAAACATGCAGACAAATAAAAAGCCCGGCTTTCGCCGGGCCTCTCTGCGTCATTCGCTGCAATAGTGTCCATGCTCGAAAGCAAGGCGCATCAGTCCGCCGTCATACGTGGATAACTCGCCGGATAATTTTATCGGCGGTCGCGCCCATGTGACGGGCCCGGCTTTTGCCAGTCGCATGAATCCTGCATCAGCGAAAACCCAATGATTCATGCAAGCCAGAATTGCCACATGTTCTTCGTTCTGGTATTGTTTCGCACGCCAAACGATCATGATCGTATATCCTTTTCCAAATGGTTCGGGCGGGTCATATGACCCGCCCGGTTTGTCGCGTTGTTCGCAGCTTCACTTTTCGATTTTAGCAAGCGCCGCCATTTTCTTCTTAAACTCTGCGACAAGTTTAACCTCAGCCGCCGGAATGTGCGCGCAAGATTTTCCGGCGCTTTCGATTGCGCTCAGGCCGTCGGCAATCATCTGAAACCATGCGGCGCGGGTTAGTTCGCCTTTGACCTTTGGCATGGCCGGAAGCGGCGCAGGCGCAGACGCAGGCGCAGACGCAGGCGCAGCTTTGGTTTTCGCGTTTTTATTGCCAGCGTTGCCATGGTTGCTTTCCGCGCCATGCTTTTTGAGAAGCCGCGACCATGCGCGCGCCGCCGCGCGCAATTCATTGTGAATTGCCGGGCCGCGCACCTTTTCGCTTGCGTCATAATCCGTGTTTACCTTGTCCCAATTCGCTTGCGTCGCGGGTTGCTTGCGTATTTTCGACAAGCAATAGCCGCAAGTAAACGCGCGGCGCGCGTTGTCATCGTCGCCGGATTTAAGAGCGGCAATGGCCGCCAGCGCGGCGCCTTCTGACATGCCGTAATCGTAGCCGATTTGGGCCAGAGTCGGGAGGGAAAAAGGCTTAGTCATTGTATACAATCCTTTCATGGGTTATGCCGAACCATTCGGCATATATACATTACCTTCTACCGGGTAGCATGTCAATCAGATATTTTGACCCACAAGTTCAATGTAAACATATTTTTGAGACGTTCTGTCTCAAAACATATTTTTGAGACGCGCTGTCTCAAAACATAAAATCACATGTTGAACACAACGCACAAAATAAATATTCAACGCAAGACATAAGCCGCCCCGGCCCTAGCCCCGCATACATAGGAAAGAATTCTTTGTCTCAAATAGACCCCCCCAAGGGGGCGCGCGTATGTATATATACCATATATATGGTCACCCATATATTTTTTAGAAATTTTTCCATAAATAAAATTCCATGACTTTATACGTTGATATCTCCCCACACCTTCAACTCTAAAAAATTTTTTAGAAAATTTAGCCAAAATTGACATTGGCCCCCGTCACTCGTATTCTTCAGAAAATTCGGAGGCTTAAATGGCGAACTCGTCGCGTGTCGTGGCTGAACTAAAGCTGCGTTGTTTTTATGCTCGTGACGAGGCGCATAACGCCCATCTCGCGACGACATCTTTCGCCCAGCACATGGCGCTTGGAACTTTCTATGAGGAAATGCCCGGGCTGGTTGATGATCTGGTGGAATCGTATCAGGGCATCTACGGGATCGTGGAAGATAAGCCGAACGTGACCATGTCGTCCGGCGCCATGGTTCCGATACTGACTCAGCTCCGCAAATGGATCATGGACAACCGCGACCGCGTTGGCGTGCCGGATGACACCGAGCTTCAGAACGACATCGACGCGATCGTGTCGCTGATCAACCGGACAGTGTATAAGCTCAAGAATCTGAAGTAGGGAGGCCACCGATGGGCGACGCGACGCTGGCGATATGGGGGAACGAGCAGGGTGACGTCTACGGCATGACTCCGTGGCGTGGCGCTAATACACAACCGCCGTGGTCGGTGCCCGGCGCCCAGAGAACCGGGTATATGCGTGAGGTGACGCCGGAGGAGTCGCAGGGCCAAACACCGTGGCAGAAGGCTTCGCAATTGGCGCCCAGCTGGCAGTTGTCGTCCGGCGCCGGTTTGCTGCCGGGGTTTCAGCGTGAACCGGAGACGATGCGCGGCGATCCGTTCCGTAATGGTGGCGATCCGTCATTGGACTTCCTGCGCAAATGGATGCAGCCACCGCAGCAGCCACAACAGCCTCAACAACCACAACAACCACAGCAGCCGCGATCACCGGCGTTGACGTCGGGCGGATTTCTCCGCAAGCCGAGCCAGCAGTACAATAGTTTCGGCTTCCTGACGCCGGGGGGTATGCCCTGATGCCGCTAAACGAAGACCCGTTTGGCATGGCGTATATGCCGCTCCGGAACTCGACGCCTTCGACGTCAGTGGGGGCGGCGCCGGATACATTGCGCGAGTTGTCGACCGGACTTCAGAATATGCGGAGTCAGTCGCGGCTGGGGATGCTGGACACGCAGATCGGCGGCCCGCGCAAGAGACAGGGGCCGGCAGGCGAACCGGGGATTCCTCGACCGGACATTCCATCGGGTGGTGGGTTTGATGATCCGGAAGGTGATCGGCTGGCTTACGCCAAGAAGCTCGCGGCCGGTAGTTCGGGGTTCAAACCTGCGCCGGGTACGTTCAAATCGCTTGGTGGGTTTATGCCGGAGCCGGGGGCGTTTAAGTCGCTGGGCGGGTTTATGCCGGAGCAAGGAACGTTCATGCCGACCGGCAGCACGCAGCAGATGGCGCCGCGGATCGCCGAGGAATTACGACAGCAGGGTATGGTGTGATGACCGACCTGACGGTGCGACCGACAGCAAATGTGAATCCGGACAATCCGTCCGAGATCGAGATTTATCCGCCGACGCTGCCGCTTGAGGTGGCGTTGAAGACGGCGTCGGTCAAAGATATTTGCGAAGCGTATGGCCTGTCGAAAGACGAGTGGGAAAAGCTCAAGGTCAATCCCATGTTCGTCCACGAGGTGGCGGCGTATCGCGATGCGCTCAAGAAGGACGGTGGTATGTCCTTCAAGATGAAAGCCCGGCTGCAATCAGAGGAGCTTCTGAAGACCAGCTGGCGGATGATCCATGACCGGAGCGGAGACATATCTCCGCAAGTGCAGGCGGACTTGATCAAGTTCACCATCCGGGCGGCGGGTTTGGACGGAAGCAAAGATCAGGCAGCACAAGCCGGACAGCAGAACGCGCTTCAGATTAACATCAACTTGGGGTGAGTATGTCGCAGGAAGAAATTACGCCGATCTTTGCGTCGCTTCAGGATTTCCGTGAACGGCTCAAGAATTGTTCTAGTTGTGCGCAACGACGCGAGCTTATCCAACGATGGATGGCGAGTGGGCGCCCCAACATGAAAATGGATTTTGGTGTAAACTCGTACGCGCCCCCGAACATGCCGCGAGATATCTCGCGATTGTTTAGCAAGGAGAAATAAGATGGCTTTTGGTATGATGGCGTCCGGCAAGCCGGCGATGAAGGGTAAACCCTCGCAGACGAAGGGCGGCAAGAACGCCATCTCGATGAAGGGCAACAACGAGAAGATGCCGGGCGCAAAGCAGGCGGAACTCTACACAAAGAAAGCGGCGCCGAGCGACGCCCCGATGCGCGCCGTGAAAGCGCTGCCGGGTAAGAGCAAGGGCAAAGTGCCGGTGCCGTTCATGAAAAAGGGCGCCAAGTGATTTGGCGTAATATCCTCATCGGCGGCGCCGCGATCGCGTTGGGTAATGGGCTCGCCCTCAATCCGGATGGTCAGGTGTCGCCGATGCTCTCGGACGATCGCGCGGTATCATCGAACGGTGGTACCGAGTATGTGGTGCCGTATCCGGAGTCCGGGTCAGGCAGTTCGATCTACATGCGCGATTCCGGCGGGGATCAAGGAGACGAGTGATGGCCGGAATGTTCGAGGTATCGCAGCTGCATCCGCTTATGCAGGGCATGTCTGAGGGGGGCTATTATCAGCCGTCACCATTGCGCCAACCCGAGCGCACTGATCAGACTTATGCGCGGCAAGGATTCCAGCGTTACGCGAGCCCCGAACTGAAGGCGTCCGGCTTCTTTGGTGAGCTGGGTACGCCGAAGGAAATCGTCAGTGAGTATAGTTCAGGGGGTCAAGTGCCGGTGCCGGGCCGACAGGTTCCGCGCGATCAGGCGTTCACGTATCCCTCAATATATCAGGGCATCACGCGCCAGCGGTTGGGTGAGGTGCTTAACGCCGCTCAACAGAACCGGCTGATTTCTCCCGGCACGGAGGCCCGCGCCTTTGCTGCCGCACAAGACCGCATGAGTCAGGGCAAGTCACCGTTCTGGAATCCGCAGCAGGATTATTTATTGCAAGGGATGAGATGAGCGACGCAATCAATTATACGCCGCCGCCAACGATTAAAGAGTTCATCAAGGACCATCGTGCTGGGGAGCTGTTTTACGACTGGATCGTGGGCCCGGTCGGTTCCGGCAAGACGACAGGCATCTTCTTCAAGCTGATCCATATGGCGTCACGGCAGAAGCCGTCGCCTGATGGCGTGCGCCGGACGCGCGCCGTGATCGTTCGTAACACCTTGCCGCAGCTTCGCGATACGACGCTGTCGTCATGGGCGTACTGGTTCAAGGATGGACAAGCTGGCCAGTGGTTGGCCACGCAGAACAAGTTCATCCTGAAGTTCAACGATGTGGAATGTGAGGTCTTATTCCGCCCACTGGACACGGCCGACGACGTCGCGCGCGTGCTCTCGTTGGAGGTGACCTTTGCAATCCTCGACGAATTTGTCCAAATCCCGCGCGAGATCGTGGATGCGTTGTCGGCCCGACTCGGCCGCTATCCTGCGAGCAAGGACGGTGGCGCCACGAACTGGGGCATGTGGGGGTCATCCAACCCGGACACTGAAGACAATTGGTGGTTTGACTTTCTGCACAATAATCTTCCGGAAAACGCTCGGTATTTCGTGCAGCCATCTGGTTTTAGCGATTCTGCTGAGAACTTGATGAACCTGCCGGGCAATGCCGGGTATTATACGAACCAAGCCAAAGGCAAGTCTGAAGCGTGGATCAAGCAGTTTATCGAGGCCGAGTGGGGCTATTCGGCGGCCGGTAAACCCGTAATTCCGACCTTTAAGAGTGATCTGCATATTGCCAAAAGCGCATTAAAGTATCATCCTACGCTCCCTCTTATTATTGGCTTGGACCCGGGGATAACAGGCTCAGCACTTATTTTTGGACAGGAGGACTTACATGGTCGTCTTCTGGTTCTGGGTGAGCTTGTTCAGTCTGGGTATGGCATCGAACGCCTCATCCAAGAAAGAGTCCGCCCGTATATACGTTCCCGTTTTCCGGACGCGCGCGTCACAATCGCGCCTGATCCGGCGGCTGCTAACCGAGCACAGACAGACGAACGGGCGGTGGTAGACGTCATCAAGCGGCACTATCCGGTGAAGATCGAGACGAACAACCGGCTGGCGATGCGCTTGAATGCGATCGAGCATTATACAACGCGGCTGACCGACATCGGCCCGGCGCTGCTCATTGACGCCAAGGAGTGTCCCGTTTTGGTGCGCGCCCTCAAGGGTGGCTGGCGCTATGTCGTTGACACGAAGCGTGATACCATTAAAGGCGCAGACCCAGAGAAAAACGCGTACTCCCACCCCGGCGACGCGTTCGGGTATCTGTGCAGGTATTTCCATCGGCAGTCTGAGCGCGACGCGCGTTACTCAGTCGGTGGCCGCAAGCCGTTCACTCCGCCGCGCCAGTT